CAGGATCAAGATCCATGCTAACAGCAATCTCACGTATGATGTAATCCATCTTAGCAAACGGTGCCAGTGTTGGGTTCTGTGCAACCTGCAAGAACTGCATCAAGCGTTGGCTACGTACTTCGTTAGCCATCAGAGACTCAGTACCTTGAGCTTTAACTTCTAAGTCACCCTTAATCTCTGGGTCATAGTCAAACTGCATGTTGAAGCTAAAGAAAGCTTTGCCTAGTGGGTTGAGTAAGTAGTCATCTACGTTTTTAATAACAGTACGAATAGAACCGTTAGCTGCAGACATGAGCATAGAGATACCAGAAGCAGTACGTCCTACACCTGTCACGCCTGTCTGACCGTGAGCAAAGCTAGGGAAGCCTGTTGATTCGTCTGCTAGTACCCGTGCCTTATCGAACAACTGCATGTTCTCACCAGCAACGTTAGGGAACGATGTACCGAAGATAGCTTGTCCGGGTGCACCCCCTTGGCGTCTAAACACTTTGCCGGGATACACAGATAGATCCTGCCCCGGCACTAAGTTTGTCTCATCAACCTCGATCAATAAGTTACCTGATAGTACAGCATTGTCTACTGCCATACGCATGAAACCGTTCATGAGGGTCTGTGTGTCATCCATGTTCTCAGCAATACCTACACCAAAGAAGCTGTAAGGATTGACTTCATAAGGTACAGCGTAGTAAGGTATAAGTGCAGGCTTAAACGGATTCATAACCATACGTAATACGTTACCGTTACATATCCATAAGTTTACGTTAAGCTGCTCTGCATCTTTAAGTGCACGAGGAATGTCTATGTCGTGCTCTTCTAATACTTCACGATCAACAAAGCCCCAGAACTCTTTTACGTCATAGCGTTCTGTTTGTCCTGTGTGAGCATCGTCTTCCATGACTTGCTCCCACCACTTCTTCTCATAGGATTCACCCATCTTGAGAGAGTTGTCGATAGCGTTGTCACGAAAGAAGGGGCGTCCTTTAAGGGCACGAAGCTGTGAGCGAGACATCTTATGACGCTCAACTATATACTCAGCCTCATCCATGTTGGATGCATCAGGGTCAGGGTAGAAGTTCCATATGGACACGTTGCTTGTAGAAGGTACAGTCTTTATAATAGGATCGTAATTACCTTCATCATCCCAGTTAGGATACTCTTTGTTTACAGCGAATGGACCTTTCATTATACCAGTACCAAACAATGCACATTCAAATGCAGCAAGACGCAACTGCTTGTTAGCGCCACTCTCTTCTAGCTGATCATGTATCTTCTTCTGCATTTTCTTAGCTGCAACTTTAGCAGGACTAAAAGTAATAGCAGTAGGAGTTGTACCCGGTCCTTCAATAACTTTTTCTTCTACAGGTCCAAGCTTGTCAGCTAACGCACCCATACGCTCTTTAAGTTGATTCATAGTCTCGCCCGGAGCAAGCTTACCTTCTTCAGTAGTGAAAGGAGTAAAGGCATCTTTGACAGTATCAAATGCTTCCTCTGCTGCAGGGTCAGGGTTAGAGTCAAAGTGTACAGTATCTGCTACGCCCTCAGGAAGACTAGTAGGATCTACAACAATAGGAAACTTCTTGTTACCAAAAAGAACATCAACAATCTGTCCATAGGCTGCAAGAGTTTTAGTCTTAGTTACTTTTACAAATACACGAGAACGTTCTGCCTCAGTGAACTGTACTTGTGGGCTGTACAAACCACGATAGTTACGGTAAGCTCTTAGCCAACGTTCTTCATCTTGTACTCTAGCGTCCTCTGCTTTTTTAAAACGATTCTCTACAAAGGTAATGATTGTACCTACGGAAGTATCAGATTCATCATCATTTTTATTTACATCTTTAATAAAAGAAGATTCAGAAGATTCAATATTCTCTTCGTAGCTTTCGTCAAAATCTTTAGGGTCCATACTCAATATCCAAATGTTGGGTCAGACGCTTGAAAGCCTGATCTTGAAGTTGCTGGATCGTAGTCAAATAAAGAGCTACGGGGTCTAGTCATAATACCATATCGTAATGCGTCATACAAGTGGTCTTCTGCATTTGTGTCCACATCTTCGGGATTACGTTTATCTAAAGGTATGCTTGGTAACTGTGCTACAAGGTTAGTACAATTATTAAACATAACTAGTCGAGGTTCGTCTGTAAACTCATCTACTTGAAGTCTACGGTGTAGTTCATTCTTACCAGCTACACGAGATCCTTTGGAACGATCAGAGGGACGCCAACGGCAACCTCTCATATTCATCTGCTCTGCCAAAGAAGGCCCTGTATCGCCACGTTTGTGCCACAAGGAGCTATCAAGTACGCCATATCGCACACTTCCGTCCCCAGATTCTGCCTCTAAGATCATGTCAGCTAAGTCTATAGCTGTAACCTTAGAACAGTATAACTCCCTATATACTACCAATTGCTCAGCAGGACTGACTGCAACCCACACAACTCCTGTGTAACTGCCATACCCATAGTCACATGCCCTAAATCTTGCCCAACTTCTGGGTATATCGTAAGGCTCTACTACGTGAATAGCACGGTTAAACTCAGGGAACGCTGCACCTTCGTTTACGTCCCAATCACCCTCAAGCAATCTCTTGCGTTGCTGCTCAGGTAAAGACAAAAGCATTGCCTCGTAGTCACCACTCTCAGAGAGGTATGGGTTATCAAACAAACTAGCAGGGATAAACTTGCGTTTAAATAGAGGTTGATCTTCTTTCTTGTGTCCTTTAGGATAACGTAGTGTTTCTCCTGTTTCTATATTAGTAGCCCAGAAGGAACGGTTAGGTGCCTCAGGGTCAATGAACATCTTCTTAACCCAAGCATGACCGGGGCCGCCGGGGTTAGTAGTAGCTCTCATGTACAAACCTAATTCTTTGTTTGCACTACGTAATCTTGAGCGCATGTAGTCCCACGCGAAGCTAGAGGACCACTGAGTCAACTCATCGAAAGCTACATAGTTAAACGCCTGTCCTTGGTAACGCATAACGTCAGTGTCTTTATCCAAGTAAGACATCCAGAGCCTACCGCCTTGAGGTGTAGTCCATTGAGACTTTCTCTCTGACCACTTAATACCCGGTATTGCTTTAGGGTACAACTCTTGGCTCTTCTGTATAAGCTCCCTTAGTTCCTCTGTCGTGTGTCGTACTAGCAGGCCACTAAAGTCTTTGTTACCTAAGTTACGCAAAGGATCAGCTAATGTGGCATACGACTTACCACCCCCAGCTGCCCCACCATATAGTACTTCACGTTCACTAGAAGCTAGATATTGTGTCTGTGGGCCGGGGTTAGGCTTAAAGACTACATCCTGTGCAAACTGTACGTCATATGGTGCTGGTGTTACCTTTGCAAATACTTTGTGCTCAGGTTTAACTTCCTCTGTCTTCGTAGGTGTAGTAACCGATTCTTTCTTTTTCAAGCGTTTCGTATTGCTGGATCGTTTCTTCGAGCCAGATGGCAAGCTTACGTTTAATTGCAGCAAGTGATTTACGTCTTCGCTCGACATCTATACGCTTCTTAAGTCCATCATGAGTTATGCGTCTGCCTGACTGAGTAGTTAACCAAGCAGATACTTCCCTGTAACTATACTGCTTTAAATGTTTCTTGGCAAGCTCTAATAATTCTAATTCTTTACTAATAGGCTTTAACCAAGAATCGTCTGTAGGATCTATCTCGTAACCAAAGGGTACAGACCTCTTAGTTAGCCTTGGTACTCTTTCCCAGTTCTTTATGTTGTCAGGCTTTGGTAACATCCAATAGCCTAACTCTGTCTTTTGGAAGTCAGTCTTACGTTTCATCACCAGCACTAGGTTCCTTTGGGGGCAAGATAAACAAGCCACCGCTAGACTCTACTGCTACCTTTTCAGTTTTTACTAAACCAGAACGATCTAAGACTTGTCCTGCTGCAATCATGCGTTCCTTAACGCCTAGCTGCGTAGGGTCATCCAAAGCCGACCCATAAGCAATAGCAGCTTTTGGACCCAATCTTGACATGTAGCTTTTAGTCGCTTCAAATATTTCATCTTTTAGTGCCTCTGTAATTGAACGTGTAGGTGTACCATCACTATAGCCAGCAAGCCGCTTAGCCATAAGAACATCTCCAGCCGCCTCATCAAAGAGTACTTCTAGAAACTTCTGTTGGTTTTCAGTTAGCTGCTTAACCATGAACTCATTACCTTTTTAGTATACGTAGTTATAACATGTTAGTAATAAAAATGCAACTACCTTTTAACATTCACATTTAGTACAGGGGCATTCACGGTTTAACACTGCACATAAAATACGCTTGATATATTTTTTCATGTTTTTTTCCTATACGGTTTTACTTTTGCTGCAACTTTTTTCGGTTGAGCCACATACTGCTTACCCGCAGCATTTCCTTTTCGCTTAGATCGTGTTGTAGAGGCATACTCAGCAGCACTAAGAGACTTAATAGCTTTCTTAGGTAGATAGCGTTCCCCAGTAGCTTTCGGCCCTTGCGTTGATGGCTTACCACTCTTAGTAGTCCACTTCTGTTTAGTCCAATCAGAAAGACTTTTTTGGCTTTTACTTTTTGCCATCGTGTTTTTTCTGTACAGCAAAGTTTGCAGTAAGGGATGCACCCTTGTGAGGTACAAACTTAGCTGCGTGTTTCATTAGCTTCATACTACCATCAGTTTGTTTCATCCAATGATACCCTTTAGGTGCGTCTACCTTCATGATTTGTATCCTCCGCCTTTAGCTTTATATTGCTTAGCAACCATCTGGGCTTTCCTAGCTGACCACTGTCCGGGGCTTCCACCTTTACCGCCAGCCTTAACGGATGCCACAAGAGACTTACGCATAGTAGGCTTAGTGTAATTACCAGCCGCATTAACGGTAGATTTTGCCTTTGATTTCGCCACGAGTAATTCCTATATCTATTAGGTCTTTGTCTGACATGTTCATAAGAATCCAGTAGTCTGCTCGTAGTTGCTGGTTCTTCTGAAACTTAGTTAAAAAACGTTTAAACATGGTATAACTCCTTTTTGTACCAAGGATAGTTATACCATGTTTTGTCTTATAGGACTACTTACAAGAATGCAATCCCGTTATGCATTACCTCAACGGATTAAAGAATTGTCTAACTGAAACTACTGATTCTATAGTATTTGTAGTTTGACCATACATTACAATCTTATCCCCTGCCTGCAAGTGAAGATTATTCAGAACGTTCTTCGCAGAGTTAGCTGCTAAAGCATAGTTCTTTAGTATATAGTGATA